CTGGTAAAACTCCACAATTAGATGGAACAGTTCCAGCAACAGATACAGCTACAACACAAGCTGGATTTGATTTACAGATGGATACTGAATCAGCAGCTGCAACAGGACTAGAAATAGTCTTAGCAGGTGGTCCACTAGGTGGAAATGCTAACGGCATTACAGTTGGCACACATTCAGCTACTATTGAGGCAACATTCAATACACCTGATTGGACTGACTATGATGCTTGTGGTATTGGGTTTAGAAAAGTTGAAGATTTTAATGATGGTCACGTACCAATTCTTGACGGAGCCGCAGCTGGTGATGGTATTTATACTGACTTTGCTGCATTTGGAGCAATGGGTGATACAAACATTGAAATCATGACTGATTTAAATAACTCAGGAACATCTACTTCGACAGATTGTGGAGCTTCAGTTCCAGTTGATGGTCAAAACTTAAGATTAAAAATAACTCTCTCATCAGCAGGTGTAGTAACTTATTCACTTATTGTAAATGCAGTAGCAGGAGCAGGAACTTTAGCTGCACCAGCAACAACAGCAGCATATACTTTTGATGATGGTGATGTTGTAGTACCTTATATCTTTACATCAAGTGACACAGCAGCAGCTGATGTACTTTGGTTAAAAGACTTAACGGTAACTCGTACACCAGGAATTAGTTATACTAACTAATAACTAACTAAAGTGGGGTTTCGGCCCCACTTAACAAAATTAGGAGAAAACTTATGGCAACAGATCTAAAATCATCTGCAGTAATTACAACTACAGCACTCGACGCTGATGGTTTATCGACTGCAGCAGCCGTTGGAAATAATGCAGCACTTACTTTAGGTGGAGCATTAACTTCTGGAGGCGCTTATACAGCCGATACTGGTACAGCTAGACAAATAACACTTTTAAGTGCAGGTAATGATTCAGGAATTACATTTACAGTAGTAGGAACGGATGTTAATGGAGATGCTTTATCAGAAACCGTTACCGGAGCAAATGCTGGTACGGCAACAAGTACAGGCTATTTTGCAACAATATCGTCAATAACAGCAGTTGGAAATCCAGCAGGTAATATGTCTGCAGGAATTAATTCTGAAGTAGCAGGCATTGTTTTTGAAGGTCGTACACGAGTTAAAAATTTAAATTGGACTGGTGGCGGTGCTATTGGATCAATTTACGTAAGAAATAGTGGCACAGCAGGAACAAGTTTAATAACAGTTCGTTCTAATGCTACTTTAGGGGTTAATGATAATCTCAAGCTAGCAGACGATGGTGTTCTTTTTGCTTCTGGAGCTTATATTACTTATACAGAAACTCAGTGCAATAGTGTAACGGCATTTTACGGATAGTAGGTAGCCCATGGCGAATACTACTTCTGGAACAGTCACTTTCGACAAGACTTTTGCTGTCGATGAAATTATTAATGAAGCTTATGAGAGAATTGGTTCTCAAGTATCTTCAGGTTATCAATTAAAAACAGCAAGACGATCTTTAAATATTCTTTTTCAAGAATGGGGTAATAGAGGTTTGCACTACTGGGAAGTAGCGGAAACTAATATTGATCTTATTGAAGGACAAGCAGAATATACTTTTTATAGAGCATCAGGTGACGGAACAAGTTCTTCAACAAACGCTTCATCAAGTGTTTATGGAGTAGCAGATATTCTTGAAGCAACACTTAGATCCGACAGAACAGCAACAGGTCAATCTGATTCTGCTCTTACAAAAATAGCTAGATCTGCTTATTCAGCATTATCAGGTAAACTTTCTAAAGGAACTCCATCACAATATTTTGTTCAACGATTCGTGGACAAGACAACTTTAACCGTTTATCCAACAGCAGATTCATCTAATGCATCTAAAGAAGTACATTTTTTTTATGTAAAAAGAGTGCAAGATGCAGATGCAACTTATACAGACGCAACAGATGTTCCGTACAGATTTGTACCTTGTATGGTTTCAGGACTTGCGTTTTATTTAGCACAAAAATTTAACCCACAATTAGTACAACAAATGAAATTGTTGTATGAAGACGAGTTAACACGAGCATTAGCAGAAGATGGTTCTTCATCTAGTACTTATATAACTCCGAAGAATTATTATCCAAACATATGACATTAAAAACTTTAGGAATGGGAATAGCAAAACTACTTACAAAGAAAGCAAAAGTAGTAAAACAAGGCATAACAAATCCAACAACTAATAAACCACTTTATACCGCGGCTGCAATTGCGCTTGCACAGAAAGTGTTGAGAGAAAAATTAAAGAGTAAAAAGAAGGATAAAGAATAATGGCATACGCAAGAGGAAAATACGCACAGGCAATATCAGACCGATCAGGGATGGCTTTTCCATACAATGAAATGGTCAGAGAATGGAATGGAATGTTTGTTCATAAATCTGAATATGAAGCTAAACAACCTCAATTACAACCAAGACCTCATGGTGGAGATGCACAAGCTTTACAAAATTCTAGAACTGACAGAACAGAAAGTACTGTCGCACAATTATTAATCCCTGATCCATTTACCACGTATGCAGCTTCATCAGGCATTATTAATGTCCATGCATCAGATCATGGGTTGACAAATGGATCAACGTACAGATTTAGAGGAGCACCAACAACTTCAGGCACTTATGGTGATCCTGGTAGTTTTGATGGTATAGCAGGATCAAATATTGCATATGCTTCAGGTTATGCTATTACTACAGGTAAGTATGTTAGCGGTGATAGAGACACGGATTTTACAACAGATTGGTTTTATTTTACAGTTAACACAAACACTGCAACAGCAGGTAGCGTGAAAGGAGGAGGGTTTCCAGTCTCAATAGGACCAGCAACTCTTAGTGCATAATGGCAGGATTTACATATTCAACACTTACAACAGCAATTCAAAACTATACGGAAGTTGGAACAGGTGTACTTTCAAGTACAATTACAGATCAATTTATAGATAATTCAGAACTTAGAATACAAAGAGAAATTCCAATTGATGCAGATCGAAAAGAAATGCTTGGAAATTTAACAGCTTCAAAAGACAATGTTTATGCTCCTGCGGGAACTTTATTTGTTAGAGGTCTTCAAGTTTATACTTCAACAAGTGTTGCAACTGGAACTAATAGCTGGTTAGAAAAGAAAGATATCAGCTTTTTAAGAGAATATGATACAGCTGAAACGACTACTGGCACACCAAAATACTATGCTATGTCAGGAGGAGCAGAAGGAACTGGTGCAACTTCTTCAGGAAGAATTACAATTGTTCCAACACCTTCTTCAGCTTTTATGTACAAAATTCATTATAATGCTAGACCAACAGGATTGAGTTCAGCAAATACTACAACTTATTTAAGTTTGAATTTTGGCAATGGACTTTTATATGCCTGCTTGGTAGAAGCATTTAGCTATTTAAAAGGCCCAATGGATATGTTACAATTATATGAACAAAAGTATCAAACCGAAGTGCAAAAATTCGGTGGAGAACATTTAGGTAGACGAAGACGAGACGACTATACGGACGGCGAACCACGTATACCCGTTCAGTCTCAGACACCGTAAGGATTAAAATATGGCAACACTAACAACAACTATCAAAGAAGCAATCACTCTCAACAACATAGACTATGGATCGGAAAGATCTTTAGATATTTCTAGTGTTAATGAAGTTGTAAAAAGAGTCGTAACTGCAAGTACAACAGAATGTGGCTTGATAGGATTTATATCAGCACTTAGTGGTGTTGGAGTAACTGCTAACAAAGTGGGTTATATTGCAGGAATGTTTGATGATGGTGATGTCAGATATATTAGAATTACAAATTTAGATTCATCCAATCATATTGTGTTAACGTTTAGAGACGAAGACAATACAGAATATAAAATGAAGGTCGATGCGGGTCACTCGTTTATTTATCCTGGTGATAATAGCGGCGGCGTTGTAGATACGATGAAAGCAGCAGGATCAGCTTTAGCTTCAGGTCTTGCAGATTTAACAGATATTACAGTTGATACAGATACAGCATCTTGTGATGTAGAAATTTTTGTAGGGAGCGCTTAATGGCATCAAGTTATACAGATCTTGGTACAGAGTTAATGACAACTGGCGAGAACGCCGGTGACTGGGGAACCAAAACTAATACTAATTTACAAATTATAGAAGAAGCGGTTCGTGGTTATGTAGCAGTAGGTGTTGCAAGTGCAGATGCAACTTTATCTTTGACAGATGGTACTGTGGGTGATTCTATAAGAAACTCTGTTATTGCTTTTACAGGTGCATTAGCTGGTAACAGAACAATAACAGTTCCCGCTATAGAACAAGTTTGGATTATGGATAATCAAACCACTGAAGCTTATACCCTTACAGTGAAAGCTAGTGGCCAAACTGGAGTTACTTGGGCCACTACTGATAAAGGGACAAAAATATTATATGCAAATGGTACTGATGTAATTGATACAGGAATATCTGATAACGCGGTAACATCAGGAACAGGAGATATTACTTTAGATTCAGCTGCAGATATAGTTATCGATGCAGCAGGCGGAAATATAGAATTCAAAGATGCTGGGACAACTCAGCTTCTTTTAGACATGGACACCACTTCTGGTGTTCAAATTGTACAATTGAAAGTAGACTCAGATGATTTAGTATTTCAACAATACGACGGTAATGAAGTTGTTCGTATCGCTGATGATAGACGATTATATTTCTATGACTAAGGCGGAGAATACATCTATGGCGATGGAACAGATTTAAATATAACTTCAGGGGCAGATATCAATATACCCTCTAGCATTGGTTTAACTTTCGGCGATGATGGTGAAAAAATCGAAGGCGACGGGACTGATTTAACTATCACAGGAAATACTATTAACTTAACAGCTACTACCGATGTAGCACTCGCTGCAAACACTGGGCTTTTACTTGCAGGAACAGAAAAAATTGAATCAGATGGAACTGACTTAACAATTACAGTTGGTGCTGGTGGTGATATTAATATTGGATCAGGTATTGGAAT